GTGTGTGTCGTTACTTGTAAATTTAAAACTATTGGAAAATCCACTGCCCAATAAGTTAATCCGTTTCATCGGAACTTCAGGAGTTCCAAATTTTGACAAAGCAAAAACAGCTCCGCCAAAAAGAGAAGGTTCTAGTATAGAGCCAACAGGAAATTGTGTTGGCTGAGAAACTCCAGAATCTTCAAAATCATATCTTACATCTAAGTTTATATCTGTTGTGCCTTCTGGTTTTATAGATAGCTTAGTAAAATGTAATGTTTTCCTAATACCTATATCACCATAGTCTATATCTGGAGTTTTAAATTCAGCGTTAATCTTACTACCATTAAAACTATTTCCTTTATTGTGGAAATGTACGAATCCATCGTAATCTCCATGATGTATTATTTCAGTATCATCTGTATCAAAATTAGAAGACATTGCAACTACTTCTATTCCTTGTACTTCAGACCATTCCCAAACTGGAATACCCTGTGGATTAATCTTAAATGTTCCTATAATTCCTTTTTGAGATACTGTTCCTGTTGCAGCCTTACAATAAAATAACCTATATTGATTCTGTGTTCTTACAACAGTTGCCGATAAATCAAAATCTTTTAAGTTACTAACTATTTCATTAATAACAGGTAATATCTTATGTGATATAGAAGATAATTCTATATCATCAATACGCGCTGTTGCAGCAACTGTTCTGATTCCGTCAGGTGCTAAGAATACTAGGTCACCACCAATCTCAGCAATAGAGAAGCCATCTAAACAACCAATATTCTTAGTTATGTCCTGCATTGCTATAGTAGAAGACGAAGTAATATTAAGTAATCGACTCAAACTATTTACACCAAATACAATAATTTGTCCACGGAATGTTCTTAATCCAGTTATCTTATCACCTGTATTTATAGAACCTGCTGAAGAACCTGTAAAATCTGAATCATCATATCTTGTACTATAATACAATGTCTCTGGTTTCTCTGACCATGCACCTAAAAGAGTATGGTCTTCATGTACTGTAGTATATTGAGGTTTAGGAATATCCGCATATACCGGAGTTGATTTAGATAAACCCCAAGTATCATATAATCCTCTATGAAACTTAAACTGTCTAGTGCCACTAACTAATCTAGTCTCTAAATAAACTACAGCATCAGAACCATTTACTGCGGTAATTCTAGCAGCTGGAACACTAGTTGGAACATACTCAGAAAACTGATAACGTGCCGTTGTATTTAAAGTAACTGCAGGTTTAGAAGCTAGTTGTGCAGCAGTAGCCCAAGTAGCTGTCCAAGTATTGTTAGCTTCTTCGGTAGTTTGCTGTGTTGTTGTAGCTCCCGCAGATGCTGTACCATAATCTTTATTTACCTGTGTCCATTCATAACCATTCTCAGTCCAATAAATATTTCCGTTTTGACAAGCCCAAAGACCTTCTTCATGTGCATATATACCATTAATAGGTGATGTTGAACCTGTTGGTGTTGTAGCTGCATTTAAGTTAGCTGTTATTTCAGCAGTTGTTGTAACAGAATTACCAGCAGCTGAGAATGAAAGTGTAGGTGATATTTGATAGCCAGAGCCTGCGTTTGTTAATGAGATTGCAGTAATAACTCCACTAGAAACAGTTAATGAAGCCGTAGCTCCTGTCCCATTTCCTTCTGGGTCTAAAATATTTACAGTAGTTCCATTAGCATAACCAGCTCCACCATTAACAATGGTAAAACTTGCAACTGGACTTATTAAAAATCTTCTATATCCGTTTATTCTTCTATATCCACCACTACTAGAAGCTTCAAAATTCTTTAATCTTGTGGCGCTTCCCGGAGTTTTAAACAGTTCATAAGAAGAAGATGTTTTATCTAATCCCCCACCTATAGAAATCGCTACTCCTTGTTCTACTGCCATCTTATACGAACCTTATTCTATCATCTGTCATAGTTGAAGGCTGCGGTTTTCCTGTATGAGCACGCATCAACCTTATTCCTTTCTTATATTCTTCTAGAGCCATACTTGAAAGCTCTACATTTTCTTTAAACTGCCAAATATAATATCTAGCTTTAGATAGTAATACCGAAGCCCATTGCTCCGAATATTTTATTTCATCAGAATGAGCAGATAACTCTTCTATCTGTTCCCACGCATAGAAATGAATTCTGTATGCTTTATCTGGTAATGGAGATAAACCAAATTTTCTACCGTCTGGAGACATTATAACTCTTACTGGTTGACCATAAACTCCAGTATCTTTAGCGCTATCTTCAGATTCTCTATAATGTTTTTTCCAAACTTCAATAGGAATAAATTTTAAATTTTGTCTATCGTGTGGAGCTGTGTGTGTACCAGTCCAAGTTCCGCTTGCTCCTGTGCAAACAGATTCTGTATCATAGTCTGTCCATGTTGCGCCAGCTTCTATACAAGCACTTGCTGTTGAATGTGCAACATTTGAACATACTCCTGCTGCAGAGCAAGAACCAACTCCTTCTGTGGTTAGATAGAAATTATCCCAATCTACCTTACCAAAATCTTTTGCAGTTCCATGAGGACCGCTTGAATGTTTTCTTAAAAAATACCATCTAGTTCCAGCAACGGTATCCACAAAAGAATTCCCGTACTCTTGTGCATCTCCGGATACTGTATTAGAAAGCCAAGGAAATTCTGGATTTTCGTTAGCTATATCAAAGTATGCTCTATTGATAGCATCCTTTACAAATTTCTGAATTCCAGTAGCATTTGTAAAGTTAGCAGAGGTAAGTTGAACCTCATTTAGTTCTCCTAGAATATCATTAGTTAAAGCTAAATATGTTTTATGTGACATCTTTCCTCTTTTAGAATTAGGTTAAGGAGTCCCCTAGAGGACTCCTTAAAGGTTTACTTATTAGTCAATCTTAATTTTCGCTAAAGCTAATGCTTCAGGACGCAATACTTTGCGACCCCACACTAACAAACCGCGGACAATATCTTTAAAAGTTAAATTGTCCCTAAGTGACTCAACAGTAGATAGTGACTGCGCACAAGACATAGCTGACATGTGTCCAGCTAAAACCTGATGCGTAGGACTACCACTACCTGTAGGTGTTGGTATGTTGTTTGACTTGTACATCTTAAAGCCTCTCAGCTCGCCTGATGCAACCAGTCCATTTCGCAAACCGCCGCTACCTTGATTATAATCAACCGACATCAACTTAGATGATGTTTTCGCTAGTTCTTCATAGAACTCCGGCTTGGCTACAACCCATCTGTTCTCTTCAGGAACATTGTTGTCATCAAGTAAACGCGCCAAACGTGCTAACACGTCTAGTGGGTCTATTTCACTTGAGCCAAAACCAGTATCAATTGGAGCAGCGCCTGTACCATATGCACCTGAAGCGGCAGTTACGCCAGCACAAGCTGCAGTTAGTACGTTTACATCAAACGCGTCTTTCAATTGATATGCAGCGTTATCAGATGCAACCTGTTGCCAGTTTACATGCGAGAAACGCTTCTCTAAATCATCAACTTTGAACTGGAAATACTTCGCTTGGTCAATCTGCAGGATTAACTCTTCATCCGTTAAATCTGTGGATGCTAGAGTTCCTGTATTACGAGCATAATTAGCTACTGTGATTGTTGGTTCTTTTATAATGTTAACTGTATCACCGAATTGTGCGATTTCTCCCATATAATCAGTGTTACAGATAGCCTCGGCTACTGCCGATTTACGAAAGGCAACTTGTACCTTTTTTGAAAATACTTCTGGCAGCCAGAACGAATTGGTATTACTCGCTACAGCTGGGTCGAAGTTGATACTACTACCGGTTTCCATTCCCATAGTGCTCTCCTTTTATTTAAAAGTAAACAAACACTATTTTAGTAGTGCGTGAATACCTCCTTTGGTTACTTAATAAAGCTAACCTTTGGCTATTCGACCTGTTTTAAAAGCTTCATCTATTTCAGGTTGAAACTTCTCATACTGGTCAACAGAAAGATTAGCAATCTCTGAGGTTGTCCAGATTCTCTCCTGCGGGGTTGATGGGTCTTGGGCTTTAACCTTGACTTCTACTGCATCTGCAGCACTGCCTCTAGGGTCTGAACTTGAACTTTCTGTTGACTGAGCTCTAGGTGTTTCAGAAGTAAAACCAGCATCCTGTTTGTATAAATCTATAGCTCTGGAAGCAAGAGAAGCGTCACCTGTATTTTTATAAATCCAGTCTTGGATTACATCAGGTTGTACTCTAGCCCAATCATGAAAATCATCTGAATCTCTAATTGTTCTAAAGTCTGGATGAGCATTTAATAATTCGTGTTCAGCCGCTCGCCTATTACTTGCTAACTCTTTTTCTGATAACATAGAAACTTTATCTTCTAAACTAGAGATTTGTTCCTGTGCTCTCATATGAGCTAATGAATCTACTACATCATAGACATCTGGATAGTCCTCTCTAAAAGTAGCCAGTTCTTCTGGGGTTTTAGGGGCTACATAGGTTTGACGATTAGCTTTCAAATCAGCTTTAAAAGCTTGTTCTTTTTGCTTCCAGTCTCCTAATTTTCTATCATAATGCCTTTTCAAATCATCATAGCGCTTTTTAAAATCAACCTTCTTAAATTGTTCGGTTGGCTCTTCGACATAATCATCAGTGTTAGTAGCCTTTGTAGGTTCAGCTTCTTTAGCTTGACCACCTTCTTGTTGAAGTATTGGTTCTTTGCTAGATATTACTGCTTCCTTTCGAGGGGTAACATATGCTAAGGAATCATCAGCGCTTTGAAAACCTCTCTCGGATTCTGAATTGCTGTTGTCCCATGTCTTTTTAGCGTTATAAGGGTTTGGTTTTGGTTGTTGGATTTCCTCCGTTTTTTCTTGAGCTTGTGTCATTTTGACCTCCATTAAGTGCCAGCTGTATAACTGGGTGGCTTTGGGGTTGTAAAATCCAGAGTGCCATAAGGGTAGCTCTGGGGTTGTCGCTACAAAATCAGACTATATCT